CACGAGCATCAGTATTTAAAAACATATTAAAAGTATTTGTTTTTAATATTTTAGCTACCTTATCAAGTATTGAATTGCTTTGTTTTTCTATATCGCTTAAATCTCCATTACAATAATCTAAAGCTAATTTATGAGCTTTATTCTCTAATCTAAATAATTGCTTACAAAGTTTAACGCTATCAATATCTAGGTTAAAAATAGCTTTTAAATTATCTCCATGTTTTTTTATTCTTTGGTTTAGTATTTCTTTAGTCATTGTGTTTTCCCTTTGTTAGTTGTTATATCTTTATTGTATATGTTATTGTTATTGGTGTCAACTTAATTATTACTATCATCAAAGTTAATAACCTAACCAGATTTTAACGTCTTTTAATTTATATTCTTTTTTGTTTCCTAATTCTTTAATGAAATAATAAAATTCATTTAAGTTTCCATGAATAGTTATAATTTCTATTGCTTTGGCTTGTGTGATTATTTTCATAGTTTCCTATTGTTTAAAGTTAATATAATTTCTAAAGTTAATATTCTTAAAGTAATCCAAACCATCTTTTGAATACATATACATATATTCACCAGGATTGTTTAAACCTTTAGACTTAGCATTTTCAAATGCTTCATTACTATTTCTTTGATACATTCCATTCATTGTATTAGTTCCTATTGGTTGATTTGTTTTAATGTTCATAAATATTAATATATACATATTGGATATTATGTCAACAGTTAATTTAAATTATCTTTTAGAATAGTTCTAAAGTAATGTTGTGGTATTATTGCAACAGTTAAGAATAGAAGTTAAAAGAATATATTAAAGAATAGTTATTAAAGTTACTATTATTCTACATCAACAAATTTTTATTCTTAGCGTTTACAATCGGATAAGAACCAATTAAGTACCATTAAATTAAATATATATAATGTATTAGTAATAACATTTCTTATCACTAATACAAATTGTATTTTATATAGAGTGTAACCCTCTATTTTATAAAGCTACCCCCCCCATACCCCCTAGGAAACGCTACGCCTTTATTATATATATATACATGGATAATTTCCACAACCACACAGACAGCTCTCTAAAACAACCCACCCCCTTTTATACACACTTAATCTAAATTTTTTATTTTACTATTTTTTGAAATACACTAAATGTAGTATATGGATCACCTTGACTTAGAAGATGTAGAATCAATCTGCTTTATTGAAGAAGGCACTAACAATGTAATAATGAAGTTCTATGGTTTTAGTAATTCTAAACAAGCTGAGCTATTTAGCATCTTTGCTATGAAGAAACTAGACTTTGACTACATACCTAATGATGCGTATATAAATAAATCTATACACTAAATATGGATATTAAAATTCCCTATACACCAAGGAAGCATCAAAACTTTTTACACAAGCAAATAGATAAACATAGATGGAGTGTGCTAGTCTGCCACAGGCGGTTTGGTAAAACTGTTTGCATGATCAACCACCTTATAAAATCTGCACTAATGTGTAAATTAAAGAACCCAAGATTTGCCTACATTGCACCAACCTTTAAACAAGCTAAGAGTATTGCTTGGGATTACATGAAACAGTTTACAGATAAGATCCCTTATATTAAATTTAACGAAACTGAACTTAGGGTTGATTTACCTAATGGTGCTAGGATAACATTACTAGGAGCAGAAAATTCAGATGGATTAAGAGGTATATATCTTGATGGTTGTGTTATTGATGAGTATGCTAATGTTCACAGTAAACTATTTCCAGAGATTATTAGACCAGCATTATCAGATAGAAAAGGCTACTGTGTCTTTATTGGTACACCTGCTGGAATGAACAACAACTTCTACGAACTATACCAACACGCACAAGGTGCGGAGGATTGGTTTAACTATAAAGCAAAAGCATCAGAGACTAAGATTGTAGATGAAGAAGAGTTGGTTAAGGCAAAAGAAGTAATGGGTGATAAGAAATACAACCAAGAGTTTGAGTGTGATTGGATAGCTAACATTGAAGGAGCTATCTATGGAGATGTGATTGGCAAGATGGAAGATGAAAAGAAACTAACAAGAACACCTTACGATCCTTCACTACCAGTTTCTACAGCATGGGATCTTGGGGTCTCCGACCATAGTGCTATTATATTTTACCAGCAACTTGGAACAGCAATAAACATTATTGACTACCATGAAGAGAGAGGTCAAGGATTACCTTACTACATACAGATGATTAAAGAGAAAGATTATGTCTACAAAGATCACTATGCACCACACGACATTGAAGTTACAGATTTTGGAAATGGTAAGACCAGGAGAGAGGTCGCCTATCAATTAGGAATAAGATTTAAGGTAGTACCAAAAATACCCCTTGAGGATGGCATACACGCCACTACAATGACCTTGCCTAGATGTTACATAGATACAGACCATTGCAAAAAGTTAATAGATGCGTTAAGACATTACCACAGGAAATATATAGATAAAGATAGAATGTTTAGATCAAAGCCTGTACACGATTGGAGTTCACACGCAGCGGATGCTATGAGGTATCTAGCGGTGGGACTTCAAGAAATTAATACTAGACAAACTGCACCACAAAGTGTAGCAGAGAATGAATATAGGATTATATAATTATGAGTTTTTTATCACCAAAGATGCCACCACTACCACCAGTTCAACCTTTGCCAGAACCACCTTCAGCAGAAGTCTCTCAAGAAGATAAAGATAGAATTGCAGCAGAACAAGCAGCGGTAGAAAGAAAAAGAAAAGGTAGAAAATCTACTATTCTAACTTCGCCATTAGGCATTGAAGAAGAAGCAGAAACACAAAATAAAACTTTGTTAGGATCATAATGGGATCAGTATTTAGACCTTCACCACCACCTAGACCAGCACCAGCACCAGCTCCTGTTGCACCAACTGTAGCAGAGGTTTCACAAAGTTCGGCAACAAGTGCAGATGGTTATGATTTAAGAAAAACAAAAGCAAAAGGAAGATCAGCTACAATTATGACAGGTTCAAAAGGTGTTGAAGATGAAACAGTTACTTTAGGTAAGAAAACTTTATTAGGACAATAATGGCTAAAACAGATTTAACTAGAGATTTATTATCAAGGTTTGACAGACTAGAAGGTCAAAGACAAAATTGGGAAACACATTGGCAAGAGGTTGCGGATTATATGCAACCAAGAAAAGCGGATGTAACCAAGACTAGAGCTAGAGGTGATAAACGAATGGAGATGATATTTGATTCTTCTCCAATACAAGCAGTAGAATTATTGGCATCATCATTACATGGTATGCTAACCAATCCTGCTACACCTTGGTTTACTTTAAGATTTAAAGAAAATGATATTGAAAACGAAGATGAAGCAAAAATCTGGTTAGAGTCTGCAACTGCAGCAATGTACACAGCATTTAATAGATCAAACTTTCAACAAGAAATTTTTGAACTGTATCACGATCTAATTACATTTGGTACAGCAGCAATGTTTATAGAAGAAGATGATGATGATTTAATTAAATTTTCAACAAGACATATCAATGAAGTTTATATTGCAGAGAATGATAAAGGTAGAGTAGATACAATCTTTAGAAGATTTAAAATTTCTGCTAGAGCAGCAATACAAAAGTTTGGTGATAAAGTTTCATCTGACATTCAGGGAATATTTAAAAAAGATCCTTATGCAGAAGTAGAAATTATTCATGTTGTTTATCCAAGATCAGATTTTGATCCTAAGAAAAAAGATAAAAGTAATATGCCATTCGAATCTGTGTACTTAGAATACAAAAATGCAAACGAATTATCTATGTCTGGATTCAAAGAGTTTCCTTTTGTAGTTCCAAGATATTTAAAAGCATCAAACGAAATTTATGGAAGAAGTCCAGCAATGACAGCGTTGCCAGATGTTAAGATGTTAAATGAAATGTCTAAGACTACAATCAAAGCTGCACAGAAACAAGTTGACCCACCACTATTAGTTCCAGATGATGGATTTTTATTACCAGTTAGAACTGTACCAGGTGGATTAAATTTTTATAGAAGTGGTACAAGAGATAGAATTGAACCTTTAAACATTGGTGCAAATAATCCACTAGGTTTAAACATGGAAGAACAAAGAAGAGATTCAATTAGAAATGCTTTCTATGTTAATCAACTTCAATTGCAACAAGGTCCACAAATGACAGCAACGGAAGTTGTGCAAAGAAATGAAGAGAAGATGAGATTACTAGGACCTGTTCTTGGTAGACTACAATCAGAATTATTAAAACCATTAATTGATAGAGTGTTCGCTATATTACTTCGTAACAATATGTTACCAGAAGCTCCAGAGTTTTTGTCTGGCAGAGATATAGAAATTGAATATGTATCACCACTTGCTAAAGCACAAAAATCTTCAGAGCTACAATCTATTATGAGAGCAATAGAAATATTAGGATCACTTGCAAATGTAGCACCAGTATTTGATTATGTTAATTTTGATAACTTAGTTAAACACTTGGCAGACATAGTTGGTATGCCACA